GTCTCAGACATCTCTTGAAGTCCAGCCAATTCTGCCTTCTCATCCCGCTCAGCTTGCTTGACGGCCAATTTGGCGCGCTCAATCTCAGCAGTCTGCTGCATTTTAAGCTGTGCAATCTCGTTAGATGCTTGCATTTTGGCATTGTCGAGTTGAATCCTAGCGCCATCTCGCTCTGTGCGCTGGGCAAGCTCACTCTGCTTGATCTGAGCGCTAAGCTCTGCAATCTTCATTGCATCACCAGGCTGCTGAGGCTGGTTCGCAGGTTTAAACTGCTCAGCTTGCTCATTAATCTGAGCCAGTTCTTGAGCGAATCCGCCCAGCTGCTCTTCAATAAACTGCTGGACCTTGAGGATTACATCGACTTGCTGCTCTGCCTCTTCAGGAATTAACTCTTGAGTCTGCGCTTGCTCAATAGCATTGTGAGATTCCACTAGGTAGTAGTTCAAAAGATGATCACGCATGTGCAAGGCCATTGGATAAAAGAATGTGCTCATAATGCCAGGGCTTGAGCCAAACATTGGGGACTTTAAGAAGGGTAAGTGAACCTGGAGGTGAGCCAAGTGATCTTGCTGAGGCAGCACGTAAATCCCTTGATTCATTGCTGCCGCTACGTTTTCGCTTACTGGATCTCTATCTTCTGAACCCGGCTGCTGCGTCATTACCTCTGAGGCTGGAACCTTTAGCGTCTTCAGAAACATCTCTTCGACGGCTTTCTGATCGTACATCTGTGGCATTTTTTCAGCACGCGCCATGATCGCCTGGATCTGCGCGAAACGCTGAGCTTCACTGAAAATTGCAGGATTGCTGATCGGTACAACGTCAGATGGTCCGTCAAAGTCTTCTGCGGTTATATCTAGTCCAGCGTCTAGCGCATCAAGCTCTTCTTGCGTGTAGTACATGGAGTTGATGCGATGCAGAATGTTAAAGCTACGAGCCATTGATGCGTGCAAGCGAGAATGAATTGAGCTAAACACAACCATTCCTTGCTCGATGATAGCCATGGTCGTGCCAACTGGCGCGTTTGGATTCTGATCGTTAAATTTCTCAAACGATGTCTGAACAACGCCTTTTCCTGCATCAACCAGGAAGCCTAGCAGTTGAAACAAAGTAGGGCTGGGGCCGGCAAATGGCAGCGGCATAGCGAGCTTGCGAACGTCATCGATCAGCGCCCCGCCTTCCATCTCAACAATCTCAGTAGGCTGAACATTTAGAGTCTGACCGTTTGGTCCACCCTTCAGCTTCAATAGAGTTGGCACGTTCTGGATATACGCCGAGTCTAATAGAGCTCGTAACGCGCCAGTAGCCGCGCCACTTAATCCGCCAATCATGTGAGTCAGACCAATCGGATAAGCGCCACGCCACGGGACGAATGGGAATTCTACAATCCAGTGAAGTTCGTTCTGCCTGGAATCATCTTCTTCCCAGTTACGGTATAGGCACAGGGCTTTATCTGAAGACTTGTCCACGCTCAGGATGTAAGGCGCCAAGCCTTCGCCGTCCTCAAAGTCCATAAACGTGTAGATTTCAAAGATTGTTCGCAAGCCGTCTTCGTTATAGCTAGTATTCTGTTTGCCTTCGATCTTCTCGTTGGCGCGCTCAGCTGCGCTAAACTCAGGCTCATTTGGAGTAGGAAGATCTATATCCGCATACATCCCAGCCTCGACACGCTTCTCGTATTCCATCTGCGTGACGTACTGAACGTGAGTCTTACGCTCTGCGGTGTAGAAGTTTGTTGCTGAGAAGGGCAGGTAGATATCATCAATAGGAACGAACTCAGAGGTAGGCCGCATGAATCTAGCGTTCCACATAAACTTCATGTACTGACCGCCGCCTAGAGGCAGCTGCGTGCTTAACTGTTCAAGCTCTGAGCGAAATTCGACCATCTGCTCAGTAGTCTGCCAGTTCATAAACTCAGTCTTACGCTGAGCTTTGCCAACCTTGGCCTTGTCGGCCTCGCCTACGATCTTGGACTTTACTGGGCCAGTAGGCGGGAATATTTCCTTAATGAATCGAGCGGAAAAATCAACGCAAGCCTCGACTAGCATGGGGTGAACAACCTTGTTGGCTCCTTGAAACTGAGCTCCGCCTGGCGCGTCATCGCCTAGACCGGTACGGCGCAAGCCTTCTTCGTACTGCAGATCTCGCTTCTGGCGAGCCTCTTTGTCGCGTCCTATTTTCTCCATCAAGTCGTTGATAGCAGTCTTTAAAAGGCCAGGGTCAACCTCGTCTACAATATTGGCAAAGTGTTCAGAGGCGTCTCGTACAGTGACTTTCTCCATCATGACAACGGCGCCGCCGTCTTCGGTATCTTCAAATTCCAGTTCTTCTTCTGGAATCTCAACCATCGTCATTTCTTCTATCTCAACTTCAATTTCGTTTTCTTCAGCCACGTTAAGCCTCCTGTAGTATTCGGTTGGCGATTTCATTAATCCTGCTAGGGTTATAAATCGCTGGTCCGCCTTCGGCAAAATTCTCAGCCATTATACTCTTTGCAATTTTATTTATCTTATCTGCGTCATATTTAGCGTTAACTGCGCCGCCTTTGGCGAATTCTTCGTAGTTCTGAGCCTTCTTGATCTGCTCATCGAGTCGGTCAGAAACATACTGCTGCGACTCCTCGACGCTCATAATCCTAGGAGCTCCATCTGGATTTACCGCTCTGTACTGATTATAAGACTTCATTACATCAAATGCTGCTTCTAGCCGATCGCTACCTGAAATCCCATTCGCGTCTTCATTGAAAAAATCCTCCCACGATTCCCCATATGTATACCGGTCTTCAGTATCAAGAAGACCGAATACCTCAAGCTCTTCAGAATTTATATTGCCAAGTCGTATCTCAGAATCTGTCTTGTTCAAAAAATTTTTGACTGATTCAGATAGTTTATTTATGTACTGAGGATCTTTCTTGACGTAGTCTGTCACCATTGCGTTATCAAGGAAATTGCTGCGCGGCTTAATCCCAACAATATCAACAACTTCGTTATTTGGAGATGTTCCATTCGCTCCAGCCTCGATAGGAAGATCTATATCCGCATACATCCCGGATTTTACAACAACTTGCTCAATTTGGAGATGCGGCCTGCCGTCTGAGTCAAGCATCGCGGTCAGCCTGCTAGAGCCAGACCCATAATTCAATGCGTTTTCTTCTTCCTTAGTACACCAGCCGCCAGATTTGCCGATTGTAGTACAGGACTTCATCGCGTCTGGGCCGCTACTTGCGTCAGGAATATCAACCCAAGTCCCGCCTTTTTTGTCAGCAAAGTTAAAGTCTAACTTTTCATCTGTCATGCGGGTGGAGTTTTTAAGGTTTTCCATCAGCAATGTTTTTTCTTTAGCCAAAGCGTCCTGGACTTTCCACTCTCGAATCTTAGCAACGCGCTCTATCGCTTGCGGCACGGTTAACTTTTTCAGCTTGTCTGGATCTAGGCGAAGATTAGCCGGCAGGGCAGCATTGCGCCTCGGCGTCATTGCACGATACAGCTCTGAAGTTAATTCTTGAAAACCCAAATCATTTACTAGCTCGCCAGTGCTGCTCAAAAAGTTTATAGGAGTCTCAGGCGGAATTTTACTAAGCCAAGGATTATCTATTACTGTTGGGGCGCCTTTTCGCGTTAGGAAATTGTATGCTGGAAGTTGCTCAAAAGCTCGATCGGACGCACCTTCCCAAGTTTGAGCAAGCGGTAGGCTTTGAAGGTCTAAGCCCTCGTTAATTACGCCAGAGGGGACATTAAAATCTCTTTGCTCAGGATCATACTTGCTATCGTACATTCTAGGATTATAATTAAGAGCATCTCTGGTAACGTGCAGAGGATCTCCTCGCCCTGCCATCGCCTTTACTGGATCTCCTGGCGTACCCATCTCAGTTTCAACATATCTGGATAAAGTGTTATCTATCCAATTGTTTAGCTCTTTAGCGCCAACATACTGAGATGTTAGAATTTTATCGTAAACTTCAGGGTGCTGTGCTTGTAGAATTCTATACAGAGGTCGATTGCCTGCTTCGCCAGACATAAAATTGGAGTCTTCTATCGCCATGTCTTGTAAATTCTTGAGCATGACACGAGACTCGTCTGCCGAGATGTCTGGGTAAGCAATCTGAAATTCGAACTTTAACACGCCCGGAGCTATTATAGGCTGTACTTTAAACCGCTCAAGCTGAAATGCCGCTCGACTAGAGCGCGTTGCATCGCCCTGCAGCCAGTTTCCGCCTTTTTCTTTGACTGACGTCTGCCTAGCTCCCATCTCTTCTAGCCTGTCTTGCAGATCCAAGTACGCGCTGTCATCGGGAACATTGCCGGCGGCTGTGTTAATTCTTCTAGTGTCTATCGCATTCCTAATTCCACGATTTGCCATGCCAACGGGTAACGCTTCGCCAGCCTCTAGCACGTTGCCTAGCGCAAACTTAGTCTCAGGGTCTAGGTCTTGATACTTGTCCAGGCCGTATTCAGCCAGGCGAGATTCCACCAAGTCTTTTACTGGGCCGGGATAGCTCGTAGCCATATCAATTCCGGCAGTCATGCCCTTGTCCAGCAGGTTCATCGCGCCCTGGTTAATCGCTCGACCTCCTGCCGTTCTGGGGCTGTAATTCACCGCCTCATTCATCGCAGCCTTTTCGGCCTCAAGCTGATCAATGCTCTTGTCAGTAAAGTATTGATTACCTAATGACGCGGCTGCAGCAGCAATCGGGCCTGCCACGCCAGACACGGTGTCCATTACTACATCGCCAAAT